ATGGTAGAGCCATAGGAACAACCTATGGCTATCTGGGAACTACTGAGACAGGAAAAGCTCGGGATACCTGGGAAGCAAATAAAGATGCCGCGGATTTACAAGCAGCCCTTACAGCCGCGCACTATGATGTAAGTATTTCAATAGATCCTCAGACAGGAACATATAATTATGAGGGTCCAGATGCCAGAGCAGCAGCAATGTCTGAAATAGGAAAAGCTGCGGGTAATCTGGGAAACTTTGCTTTAGAGAGTGCCACAGCTTTTGGAATTGGACCCTTGGCTAGTGCAGTTGGCAAAGAACTTGGTTTTGAAATGCCAAGTTTTTTAACAGATCCTTTAAGCAAGATGGCAGAATCCGATAAAAAAAGTGCTGAAGACGCTGCTGCCAGAGAAGCAGAACGTGATGCAGAGTATTTTGCACAAACACCCCTGGCTGCTCATATTAATCAAATTGCAGCTGCTCCTGTAACAAGTCAGCTTGATCAAGCAGTCCCTGGCCCAGATATAGCCAGAGCTGAACAGGCCCGAGCAGAAGCCCGTGGAGAAGGAATGGGAGGCAGAGCGCCTACTTCTATAGCACAACCAGCCTGGGCACCAGATGTTGCAACCCACGCTGGATTTAATCCTAATACAGGAGCAGACTTTGATTTAACAGGAATGCCTGCTCAGGATGTCAAAACGGCACTGATGTCATTGGGAAATAGGAATCCCAGCGATTATGATGGTAAGGGAACTATAACTTCTGAATCAGAAACAACTACTGATGATGATACTACTAAAGAAGAAGAAAGAACTCCATTGGAAAAATACTTTAAGGATCAGAAAAAAAAATCAATCTATGCATATAAACCCAATACATATCTGTCTTCTCTGATGCAACAGATATATCCAGATAAAAATATGGAAGAAATATGGAGAATGCTGGGGTATAGGGCTGATGCTGCAACTACAGGATCGGCATAATGGCTACTGAACGTAATCCTTTTGATCAAATCGAGTCTGTTGATAATATTATTCCAATCAATATGGAAGAAGAATCCAATGTAAGTATTGAGATTGATCCAGAAGGCGATGGTGTTATTGTAGACTTTTCTTCTACTGCTGAAATGGAAGCTTCAGAAGAATTAACGGAATGGTATGAGGATTTAACGGAAAGTCTGCCTGAAGATGAATTGGCATCCATTGCAGCAGATGTAGTAGATAACTTTACTGCTGATAAGGATAGCAGGGCTGAATGGGAATCCATGTTTGAACGTGGCTTTGATCTTCTTGGTCTGAAACTGGTAGAAGGATCTGAACCTTTTGAGGGGGCATGTACGGCAGTACATCCCCTCTTAATTGAGTCGGCTGTTAAATTTCAGTCCAAGGCATCCCAGGAACTGTTTCCACCGCTAGGTCCAGTCAAGGCAAATATTCTTGGTAAGACTACTCCTGAAAAAGAGATGCAGGCTAACCGTGTTCAGAACTTTATGAACTATCAGCTTACAGAACAGATGCCAGAATATTTTGAAGAGTTTGAAAGAATGTTGTTCCATCTTCCCCTGATTGGATCAGCATTCAAAAAGGTCTATTATAATTCAACTCTGAAAAGACCGTCATCTGAATTCATACCAATAGACCAGTTTTATATTTCTTATTATGCAACAGATCTGAGAAATGCAGATCGCTATACCCATGTTATTTACAGGAGTCCCATAGAACTGCAAAAAGATATGTTGGCAGGTGTCTATACTGAGATGGAACTCCCATCCCCCAATCAGCTAAACATAACACCATTTGCAAGTAAAATGGATACTATTCTGGGACTGTCGCCATCTTATGATACAGATCCACAATATGTTTTACTGGAACAGCACTGTTATCTTGATATTGAAGATGAGGGTATGGCTCTTCCATATATCGTTACAGTAGAAGAACAGTCAAGAACAATACTGAGTATTCGTAGAAACTATGAGCAGAATGATCCAAACAGAGAGAAACGAAGTCATTTCGTTCATTACAGGTTTGTCCCAGGCTTTGGTTTTTACGGATTGGGCCTGATACATTTTCTTGGTAATTTAACTATGAGTGCTACTGCCGCCATGCGTTCCCTTATTGATGCGGGGCAGTTTGCCAATTTACCAGGAGGATTCAAGGCCAAGGGAGTAAGGATGGTTGGTGACAATGATCCTATTGCTCCTGGCGAGTTCAAGGAGGTTGAAGCAACTGGTATTGATTTATCAAGGGCAATAGTTCCCCTGCCCTATAAAGAGCCTTCCCAAACGCTCTACCAGATGCTACAGTTCGTAACCGCTGCTGGACAGCGATTTGCGGATAGCACGGAACAGATCGTATCTGACGCTGCCTCCTATGGACCCGTTGGTACTACAATGGCATTGCTGGAAGCCTCCAGTAAATTCTTTACGGCAATACATAAACGTCTACATAAATCACAAAGAGATGAATTTAAAATACTTGCAAAGATAGATTATGATTATCTGCCAGATGAATATCCATACGAAGTACCGTTTGAAGATCGAAACATCTTTAAAAAGGATTTCGATGGTCGGGTAGATATTGTTCCTGTTTCTGATCCTAATATTCCATCCAATGCACATCGTATGATGCTGGCTAATATGGCTCTTCAGATGGCTCAACAGTCTCCTCCAGGTATGTTTAATCTTGAAGCATTGAATAGAACCATTCTTCATGCAGCCAACATGCCAAATCTGGAAGAGATACTGCCACCAAAAATTGAGCCAAAACCATTAGATCCTGTATCAGACATCATGGCCGCAACCAAGGGATTGCCTATTGCTGCTTTTCCAGGCCAGAATCATGATGCCCATATTCAGGTAAAGACCATGTATCTTCAAGATCCTGCCAATGGTGCCAATCCCATTATGCAAAGAATAATTCCTGTTTTACAATCCAATATTCAGGAACATTCAGTTCTGAAATATCAGGAACAGATGAGTGGAGTGACACAACAGATTATGTCTCAGGTTCCCGAAAGTGAAGCTCAGAAACCATCCAATATTGAAATTGCAATGACACAGGCAGCACAACAGGTCATGCAGGCAAATCAACAGGGTAAACAACCTTCGCCTGAACAGCAACTTGTTATACTTGAACAGGAAAAAGTTAAACTGCAACAACAGAAATTACAATCAGATACAGCAGTCCAGGCGGCTGAGATGGAACTCAAGAACAAGAAACTTGAGCTTGATGAAAATGAACAGATACTTGATATCTTAAAAGCTGGAGCATCCGATGAATTTAAAAAGGAAAAAGCTGCTGCTGATAGAGAATCAAGAAAAGAATTAAAAGTTCTTGACATTCTTGCCAAACTTGGTATAGAAGAGAATAAATTGAGTGCGGCTGGTAAAAAAGAATTTGAGAAAAATTTAATGGAACTCCAGCAATCTGTAGATGGAGATGATAGAGATAAAGAAATGCTTGCACTACAGACATTATCAAAATTAGCAATTGATCAACAGAAAGAAAGCAAGACAGGAAAGGAGAACTAAAATGATGAAGAAAGGTAAGGGTTATCCCGAACATGAAAAGAATACCGATAAAACCTTTGGCGACCCCTTTAAAGAACCCGCTGTATGGGGGCCAAGGTCGATGAGGTCTTCTCTGGATAAATTTGATGAATCTTCTTATAAGATGCCTGATCCAGATAAAAAAACCCGTAAAAGTACCATGTATAGTTAGGTATGAATATTTGGGAAGAGGTTATTCAGGAATTTGAAGCAGAAAAGGAAAGACTGAAAATATCTCTTGGTAATGGGGCTGCTGAAGATTATTCACATTATAGACAATTAGTAGGTTCAATATCTGGTCTTGAGTGGGCCACAACAAATTTAACGGATATAGTTAAAAAACGAATGTATAGTGAGGAGTAGTATGCAACAGGTACAGTTAGGTAATGCGTTAAAGAATGATGCCTGGATAGATGATGAAATTGAAGTAAGTGATCCACTTATTTTACCAGAACTTCCAGGATTTAATATTTTAGTCAGACCAGTATCAGTAAAAAGTATAACCAAAGGTGGTATTTTTATCCCTGATTCTACAAGAGATGATATGGCTTATCTTACAACAGTAGGCCGTGTCCTGGCTATAGGAGATCTGGCATATAAGGACATTGATAAATTTCCCAATGGTCCCTGGTGTCAGATAGGAGACTTTATATGCTATGGAAAACATGCAGGAACTAAACTGTTTTATCAAAGTGTTAAACTAATTTTACTCTTTGATGATCAGATTATGATGAAAGTAACCGATCCAAAAGATCTTGATCCTACATTTAATTTGGGAAAAGGTTCTGCATAATTTGGGAAATTGTCCTAAATATGATATAATTATATTACGTAAATCGTTTGTATCGTAAACAACGGAGAAAAAAATGGCAAAAGATGACGGGTGGGGAACCGTAGAAACCCCTCAGAATGAAGAAGACAAGGTTGAATATATAGTCGAACAGCCAGAAACTCAGGAGGGCAAAGATCCTGAAGAACTGGATGGTATAGAAACAAAAGGAGCGCAAAAAAGAATTCGTCAACTTGTTCGTCAACGAAAGGATCGTGAAGAACAGATTGATAATTTACTTCGTAAGAATGAAGAATTGCAAAAAGTTGTACATTTAAAAAATTCTGAAGCTACCGAAATGAATAAAATAAGTCTCGATGCTTCTGAAAAACAGCTAACCGATAAAATTGAATTGGCCAGGGCTGTCTATCTTGAAGCATTTGATGAGGGAAACAAGGAGAAAGTTTTACAGGCACAGGAAATGTTGAATGATGCCCAGTCAGATTTAAAATCTGTATCTCTGGCAAAACAAAGATATGTAAATGAAACAGCACCAGAGTCTCAGCCAGATCCAGAACCTGTGGCGGATAAAGCCGTATCAAAACCAGATCCAAGGGCTGAAGACTGGGTAGCACAGAATAGCTGGTTTGGCAAGGATAATGTTATGACTGCGGCTGCTCTTGCTATTGATGCAGAACTTAAAGGAGAAGGTTACGATCCTAATGATGAAGATTTTTATGAGGAAATCAATAAAAGAATTAAAGATACTTTCCCACATAGGTTTGAGGAAAGTGGAGAACGTATGCAGGAAAATACGTCACAACCTGCTCAAGTGGTTTCGGGGAGTTCTCGCTCATCTTCGAGGTCCAGGAGTAAAGTCAAACTTTCGCAAGAAGACATAAGACTTGCTCAGAAATGGAATATACCACTTGAAACGTATGCTGCCGAAAAGCTGAAAGTTACACAGGCTGATGGTGAGTATACAGATGTTTACAGATAGAAGCGTGGGAGAACTAAAATGAATACACGAAATGAAACACGTAGTAACACACAAAGAGAACAGAATCTGAGAGAAGATGAATGGACCTTTGAGGAACCCGATGCCCTCGCCATACCAGATATGGTACAAGCACGATTTGATAATGAAGGTATGGCCCTTCGTTGGATTCGTATATCGTTAAAAGGTCAGGATGACATCACCAATGTTGGTAAGAAACAACAGGCAGGATGGGTCTTTGTAACTTCAGATGAGGTTCCCGAACTGGCGGTTACATCCTTCGTAAGGGAAGACGGTCGTTACACTGGAACAGTCTGTCGTGGAGACTTAGCGTTGGCTAAAATGCCAATGGGAAAGGTAAAGGCCAGGAGAAAATTTTATGAGAAGAAGGCTAATGATATGATGGATGCTGTAAATGCACAACTGATGAAAGGTTCTGACTCTCGTATGCCAATCTCCAACTCAAGTAAATCAGTAACAACAAAGGGGAGAGTCCCCAGTTTTCAGGACTAGCTCCTCTAACAACAAGGAGATGAAACATGTCTACTACTAAAGCATTTCGTGGTTTCATTCCTGCTCGTAAAAAAGGTGGTAATTATAATAATGAAGCTGTAACCGACATGATCACGTTGACTTCAACTGGCATGACAGGTTCACCCACCAACAACATTTTTACTGGAGATCCTGTGGTTCTACCAGGGGCTAATTTTGCAACTATTTCACCATATGTTGCATCTACACTAAAGCCTTCTGGTGTTTTCATGGGTTGTCAATATGTCGAAAATGGTGAGCAGAAGTTCGCCCGTTATTGGAACGGTGGAACGAGTGCCACGGATATTAAATTCTTTGTAATGACTGATCCTGATCAGACTTATTACATTCAAGCATCTTTATCTTTGTCAGCAGCAGAGTTGGCAATTGTAAAGAATTATAACGTAACTGTAAGCTCTACTGCTTCATCTGGTAATACAACGACTGGTCAGTCCAGTTATTATCTTGATGGTGCCAGTGGCGCAGAATCCGAAAAACAAGTACGTGTCGTAGGAAAAGCCAAGTATCCTGATGAAAAGGATTCGGACGCTTATCCAATCGTAGAGGTCTGGTTGAATATGCACCGTGATCGCTATGTAACGGCTACGGCTTCTTCGGCATAATAGGGAGGATTAATTATGGCTATCAATAGAGCTAGTATTAGCAAAGAACTCCTTCCAGGTCTTAACGCCGTTTTCGGAATGGAGTATGGAGAGGTAAATAACGAACATGAGCCTCTTTTTGATATAGAAAACTCAGATCGTGCGTTTGAGGAAGAAGTACTATTCACAGGTTTCGGAACCGCCCCCACGAAGGGTGAAGGTGCTTCTGTTTCTTACGATGATGCACAGGAAAGCTATACAGCCCGCTATACGGCGGAAACTGTGGCGCTTGCCTTTGCTGTCACCGAAGAAGCAATGGAAGATAATCTGTATGATACGTTTGCCAAACTACGTGCAAAAGGTCTTGCCCGTGCAATGGCGAATACCAAACAGGTTAAAGGAGCAAACATCTTCAACAATGGTTTCTCTGATACTATTGGTGACGGTGCTGCTTTCTTCTCAGCCGCACATCCGACAATTTCTGATGGTAATCAGTCCAACCTTCTGGCTGCGTCTGACCTATCAGAAGCAACTCTTGAAACTGCATTGACTACTGTTCAGAAGATCAAGGATGATCGTGGTATTCTGATTGGTGCTTCTGCGGTTTCTCTTCATATCCCAGTTGACTACTGGGCAGTGGCAGACCGTGTTTTGAGCAGCCCTGGCAACACTCAGACGAGTGCAGCCGATGCCAATCCAAATACGAATGCCATCAACGCTGTCCGTCATATGGGTATGGTTCCTGAAGGTTATCACATTAACCGTCGTCTGACCGATACGGATGCATGGTTTGTGAAAACCGATGTGCCGAATGGAACAAAAATGTTTGTTCGTTCGCCACTTCAGACCAAGATGGAGCCTGACTTCGATACAGGAAACCTGCGATTCAAAGCACGGGAGCGTTATAGCTTCGGTGTTTCTGACTGGCGTGGTTTCTTTGGAAGCGCTGGCTAACAACCTGGTAAGAGGGAGTGGT